CATGTTCAGGATTTACGCCTAGCGTCACGATTCAGACCGATGAAAATGGCCGCATCATCGGAACATTCGGCGGGTCATTTACCTACATTCCAAAATCGAAACCACTTGGGACGAAATGAAAACCGCCATTGAGATTCTGAAATGCTTTTTCCCAGCGCTTGTATTCCTCGCGGTTTTCGGCGTAATTTGTTGGCTGATGCCGGATCCACCGGCGCAGACTGATGACATTTGGGATGGATGGGGACCGCCTGAAATGGATCAACCACACCCAACGCGAACACTCCCGCCAGATCACAAGTTAAACCAGCCTTTACCCTATCCTGCAAAATGACCGCAATTCAAACAATCCAAGACAGACTCAAGCGCAAAGGCTTTTACAAGGGTGCAATCGACAACGAATTCGGGCCACTCTCGCTCGCTGCATTGTTCGCTGAAAAGGGTGACGATGTGCCAATCTGGATGCGCATAGCAGCGAAGGAATTAGGTGTTCGTGAGCGTAAGAACGGCGAAAATCCGCGCATCATTGAATACCATTCCACAACCAGCTTGGATGCAACCGAGGATGAAGTTCCATGGTGTTCCAGCTTCGCGAATTGGGTATTCTTCAAGTCGCAACTTCCTCGGACAAACTCCGCCGCCGCCATTTCGTGGCTCGCTTACGGCTCGGTAAGCAAGCCACGATTCGGGGCGATTGCGGTTTATTCGCGCACAGGTGGCAACCACGTTGCGTTTCTACTGGAGCGGACGGCGGCGGGTGACTTAGTGCTTGGTGGGAATCAATCGGATGCGGTTACAGTGACGATGCACGGGATCAACTCGCTCAAAGGTTATCGCTGGCCTGCTTAGTCAAATCCGGCACAATCTCGACACTCCATCCTTTTTCGCCTTCGATTTTGTAGGCGTCTGGACCTATGGCATTAAGCATTCTAGCCGCTTCCTCAATCGTCTCAGCAATCCCCTTTCCTGTGCGATCGGCGTGGGATTTTAGCATCGCGTGAGCCGCAACCGTGATGCGTGGCAGGTTCACGGTTCGACCTAGCGCGGGGCGTCCGGCTCCAGGCTTGTTTTTGCGGGTTGTTTTCATGGTTATTTCAGGTTTTATTTTCGCTCTCAATCGCTCATTTTCGAGAGGTGAGAAGCGGATATTAACCAGAAAATCACCCATTGCAAAATATTTCCGCAAAATGATGCAAATTTCCGTTGACGGAATGGAAACCATCGCTAATTTTGCCGGACCATGAAACGAGTTACCAAGAAACCAATTAGCAAGAGGGTGACAGTCCCGCTTCAACGATCCACACACGCCGCGCTCGTCCGCCAGGCCAAAAGCAATCTCCGCGCAACAGGAGCCGAGGCGGCAACGATTATCGAATCTGCGCTGGCAACGATTAGTCATATCGCGGTTTAACCCAAACCTGAACCAGCCATGTCACTTACACCAACATCACAGCAAACCGTCAAAGACTCCCAAGGACGCCCGATTTCAGTCGGGGATCGCGTCATTAGTTACAACGTGCGCTATTATTATCAACGTGGAACTGTTGATGCGCTCGGAAAATACGAGGTGACAGTCAATCTGGACAGCGGCGGATTTGTAGCTATCAACCGCATAGATCTGGAGGTGCGGCCATGAAATTTATCAACCCGATAACACGCGAGGAAATCACAGACATGAGCGAGCGCGGAGTTATGGTACAATGCGACGACTGCGCCGGAACCGGAATTATTGGCGATGAAGGGCCGGGGATGAAAAACGCGGTGCATGAATGGCTTCCTTGTCCATGCAAGGAAGTGCCGCAAATCACCGAATCCCAAGTTATCGACTGGCTACTAAGCCAGCACATCGCGCTTCGCAATATCTCGCGGACGGACTACAGTGCAATCACCCTGACCAGCAACGGTCACAGCCTCAACGACATCGGCCTTACGGTCAATATCTACGATGGAGCTAGTCACATTCAGGGCGGCGGAATGCAGGACGCTCTCGATAAACTCCGCTTGGCGCACAACACCAGGCTGGATGCGGTCAATAAGCAATTAGCAATCCTGCTGGCCGAAAAGGAGCAACTGGAAGCTGTCGCATCATCCAAGCAAATCACCGACAAAATGCAGGAGGTGGCAGCATGAGAGCGACCGTTGACCTCACAACCTGTCCGTTTTTGACGACAGCAGACATTGGCGAACTCCTCCGCTCATCAGACCTTGCTCGGCGTTGCATTCGCGAGGGATGGATTCGGCCAACGTCGAACACCAGCCCAACGGGTAACGGCACGAATCTTTACAGCCGCCGTGACGTTGACGCACTCATCGCCAGGATCTACGCAGGGGAAGTTCCGCCTGCTAGAAAGGAGGCCGCATGATGCCAGCACTCGAATGGCTATGCCGAGTCATCGGAGGATTCATGGCGTTCGCCGGAATCTACTCACTCGTTGTTTTCCTCCCCGCAATCTGGAACTTCAAAGACCACGACGACGATAGAAACTTTTAACATGGACGAACTGCTCTACATCTTAATCGGGGCGATCCTCGGAATCGCCGCTTTCCTGATCGCAAAGGATCAACTCGAAGCAAAGCGCGAACGTGACGCAGAACGCCGCAAGAATGCCGCAAGGCTGATCCTGGCGCAGTTCAACAAGCCGCGCAAATAACTCTCTGGCACGTTGCCAGAACCCCTGTCGGCTGATTGACACCGCTAAACTAATCCTTCAGCCACAGGGTAACACTTCCGGGAGCCGTCCGACCAAAAGGCCAACGACCTGCGGAGGGTGCGAAAATACCGCGAAATTTCCAGCCAATCACGGCTGGAATACCAAACCACAAACAACAGGTCGTTGAGCGTGGGTTTAGTGACACCGGACCGCCGCAAAACGGTCGCTTCCCATGAGTGTGGGAAGACGGAGATCCCCTGCCGCAAATGTGGGGAATTAACCAATACAAAGTCATGTCAACAGAACTAACCGCGCCAGACGAGAAACTGGCACAACGAATTGATTTAGCCATTACCGGAGAAACCGGACTTGGCGACAACGGCGCAATGGCGTTCTCCAACATCGGGCAAATCATGGAATTCGCCAAGCTGATGTCAGTCGCCGCCGTCGCGATTCCTGGTCATCTCCGCAAGAATCCTGGCGCGTGTCTCGCTGTCTGCATCCAAGCAAGTGAATGGGGTATGTCGCCTTTCGCGGTGGCGAATAAGTCATACTCAGTCAATGACCGTTTGGCTTACGAGTCGCAACTCATTAACGCCGTAATCCTTCGCCGAGCTCCAATCAAAGGCCGGTTTAAAATCACCTACACAGGCGAGGGACCAACTCGCCGTTGCAAGGTTTCCGCGACACTTCTGGATGGTGATAGCGTGGAATATGAATCCCCGCAATTTAGCGCCATCACGGTCAAGAATTCCCCATTGTGGAAGTCGGATCCTGACCAGCAACTATTTTACTTTTCCAGCCGTTCAATGTGCCGTCGTCACTTTCCAGATGTCCTGCTTGGCATCTATGACAAGGACGAATTGCAAGCGCCAAGGGAGCGCGTCGTGCAAGCTCGCGCTGTTCCGATTGATCCATTCAATCAGTCGATTCCTGAATTCGTGGACACGCAAGATACCGGATTGGAAGATGCGCCTGATCAATGGCTACCGGAAAGTGAGGAGGTGCTGCCATGAGTTCCTTAATCAATAACGGCGGGCCAGCGTTCCCTCGCGGAACGAAATGGGCGCTTGATGGGTCAATCTGTCAAAAAGGCTCCGTTGGAATGACTCTCCGAGACTGGTTTGCGGGGCTGGCAATGCAGTCTCAGGTTATGACCGATATGGTTCCCGGCGCTGCTTGTGACGCATTAGTTAACGCCGCCATAGATGCCGAAGAATGCCCTGCTTTTAGGCTCGCGAAAAATTCATATAGCATTGCCGATGCCATGCTCGCAGCCAGAAAGGAGGCCGCATGAAAGTATTCCCCCACGTCCTGCAAGGTAGCGAAGCGTGGATGGCAATGCGAAAGGGCCGTCCCACAGCCTCCAACTTCGACAAGATCATCACCGCCGCCAAGGGTGATTTGTCAAAGCAGCGTTTCGATTACATGGCGACGCTTATCAGTGAGTGCTTCTGTCCTGAGTTCGTAACGTGGACGGGCAATTTCGCCACGGATCGCGGCAACGAATTGGAACCCGAAGCGCGTCAAGCGTTCACGGATCACACCGGGCTAAATGTCGTTCAAGTCGGATTTTGCACGCAAGATAACGGAGTCGTCGGATGCTCGCCTGATGCGCTAATCCTAAACCCGTCACATCAAGATGCGGAGGAGGATTGTCAATGCGATGACCAGATACTAGGCGAATATTGTGGTTATTGCGACTGGGAACCATACATCGCAGGAGTGGAGATAAAATGCCCATTTCCAGCAACCCACGTTAAATACGTCGCTGATGGCGTTCTACCTGACGATTACAAACAGCAAGTTCACGGATCTATGGCTGTAACCGGGCTCAACGAATGGCATTTCTGGAGCTACTTCCCAGGTATGAGGCCATTTCACCTCAAGATTGAGCGGGATGCTTACACGACCAAAGTCGAATCAGCTTTGGAGCAATTTATGATCGAATACGGAGAATTGTCGGCGCGGGTCAAACCTCAACTTATTATCAACACACCATGAAAAAGACATTTGGACAGATCGCCTTCGAGGCACACAAGGAAGCCAGAACCGATTGGATTGGCCAGATTGATTGGGATCACCAATGTGAAGCCAATCGCAACGCATTTGAAGCCGTCGCCCTCGCAGTGCTCGCCAGTCAATGGCGACCTGTGACGGAGCCGCCAGAAAACAAGTTCGAGCCTGTGTTCATGTGGAGCCCGGATGGTGCAACATCTAGGCAATTCCACGGAGCGCACTGTTCTTATGTTTGGTGGATGCCAATCCCACCCCTCCCGCCAGAACCCAGCGACCCCTACGCCGAGTTGAAAGCCGCCCATGCGGCGGGGAAGGTGATTCAGTGGTGCGACAATGGTCACTGGATAGACTTATCACTAGGAACTGATGACCCGCTTCTATGGTTTCATCCGGCGAAAGATTACCGCATCAAACCATGGACCCTCTCCCGCCACATCCCCGGCTTCCGCGCACTTGAATCGGGTGAGGAGTGGCACCGGAATGACTTCACCGAGGACATGCTGCCGGAAGGGTGTAGGCCGCTGTTAATGGGTGAGTCACTGGTTCCGAACGACGAGGGTGATTATGGATCAGATGGGACTCCCATGTTCTGCATATTCAACGGGGGGAACACAAAGACATTCCCGCAGTATCGCTACAGAACCCGCCGCCCCCTGCCGTCAACCCGCGCAGAGTTGGAGCGCAGGGAGTTTGAGGAGTGGGCGCTCAGTGAAGGTATTATGCGTCAATCTGATACTTCATCAATACTGATCAGCAGGGTAAACGCCGCATGGTCAGCATGGCAAGCCGCCCGAAAGCAGAAGGAGGCGAAATGACCACAAACGCCGAACGGTGCAAACGGCACTATTACAAACGAAAGGCGCAAGGCATTTGCCAACGATGCCAAAATCCACACGGGCCGCAGTCTGTATTCTGCGAGCCTTGCAGGTTAAAGGGTGTAAAGACTAACTATAGAAACATCAGGAAATGATCATTGGAATCGACAATGGCATCAGCGGCGGACTTGTCGCCATCGGTCCACTAGGCCACATCATCGCAAAATCGACCATGCCAACAGTAAACGAGGGCATCAACCGGATCGACGTTGTGATGCTGAAACATTGGATTCATAGCTTGAATCCGAATAGTGAAACGGTTGTCATCTGCGAGTCTCCAGTTGGCTCTAAATCGGTTAAGGCAGCGAAGTCTATGGAGGCATCATTTAACAGTGTTCGCGCAGTGTGCCTACTCTCGGGATTGCAGTTCAAGCCAGTCAATGCCGGTTCCTGGCAACGGGTAATCATTGGCAAGTTTCCAGCAGGACAGAGCAAGGTTTACGCTGAGAAATGCGCACTGGTAATCTGGCCGGATGAAGACTGGCGAGCAAGCGAGAGGTGCAAAATCAACCATTCAGGCATGATCGACGCAGGATTAATCGCTGAATACTGGAGAAGGAAAACCGAATTTTAACAAATACGCACCATGAAAGATTCACACCTTGATCCGCCAGACTATCCAGAACCGCCCGAATGGTATTCATCTTTGGAACTCGCTCTTGAAGATGAAGACATGCCGGAAACCGTCATCGCAGCCATTCGGAAAGCATTGGCTGAATGGGTGGAAAAATACAACGAATCGCAAGATTTCGAAGAATTACACGAACCGGACTACTCGGAGCGCGACTGGCAAAATCACTATGCCGTTGCAAATCCTAAATGTGTCCACGGAAACCAGCATGGGAACTGTGATGATTGCGATTTCGCATCGGACATAGCTTACGACGCAGCAAGAGAACAAAGATAATATTATGAGAGACAGAATCCAATCAAGAACCAAGAAAATCAAAGAGTGGAACCCATGCCAAGGGCCGGGATGCACAGATAAAGCGCCGGGGAAATACTGCTGCAAAATGTGCGAGACGGCGGGGATCGCGCTTCAACGGAAACTTAAAAAGGAGGCGGGAGTATGATGCCCACAAACTACTGGAACGCCGACAAATACCGCAAGCATGTTGTCATGATGAGTGGCGGAATCGGATCATGGGCGGCAGCAAAACGAGTCGCTGAGAAACACGGAACCGATGATTTAGTCATGCTGTTCGCGGACACCATGATGGAGGACGAAGACCTTTACAGATTTATTCATGAGGCGGCAATCAATATCGGCGGCGAACTGGTAATCATCAAAGACGGTAGAACACCATGGGAGGCGTTCAAATCCGCAAGATTCATTGGTAATTCCAGAATTGATCCATGCAGCAAACTCTTGAAGCGGGATGTCTTGAACAAGTGGCGCGACGATAATTGTGATCCAAACCACACAACGATTTACATTGGAATCGATTGGACAGAATCACACCGATTTCAGCGGATGCTCAACTATGTTGGCGAATGGGACTATCAAGCTCCAATGCTAGAAGCGCCATTTATCACAAAATCGGAGATGCTTGAGATGCTGGACGCAGAAGGAATTAAACGTCCACGGCTTTACGAAATGGGATTCGCTCATAATAACTGCGGCGGCTTTTGCTGTAAGGCTGGACACTCTCATTTCAGATTGCTCCTAAGAACAATGCCGGAGCGTTTCGCATGGCATGAGGAGCAAGAGAGAATCCTTCGGGCGCAGGGGATTAATGGAACGATTTTAACTAGTCGAGTCAACGGAACTAAGAAGCTGCTTACATTAGAGGAATTCCGGTTACGCGAAGAGAATTCGCCAGAGTTATTTGAGGAAGATGATCTAGCCAAAGGATGCGGATGCGCACTGCCAACTTAATTTATGACCATCGAACAACTAAAAAGCAAACTCACAGTGGCAAAAATCCAATACAAAGCAGCAGTCAACGCTCTCGACGATTGGGGAATCCTTTACTACGGCGCGAAAATCAAACGAATCACTGCGAAAATCGCGAAACTCAGAACTACAGAACCAATATGACCAAACAGCAGCAATGGAAGCAACTGGACGACGAATCCAAGGCAATCACAGCCAGGTTCGCCGGCGCGAGCAAATCAGAGCAACGGCAATTATTCGCCAAATTGCAGGAAATCGTAACGGCTCGTAACGCTTTGGGTGTAAATCCTCCAATTCGATTCGCGAGATAATTAGTTGATTCGGCATCTAAGGATCGTAAATTCACGCAGAGGCAACCGCGATTCAGACCCGCGCTCTATCACGATCAGAGAATATGAAACCTTCCCTTCCATCCCAATCCATGCGCTCCATTCTCGGCGGCGGTCTGACATGGACGGATGCGAAGGGTTTCTTTTTCAACAGCAATGAGTGATTTATCTCCAGAGGAAAACGAGGCGCGTTTCGTGCGGCAACTTGCAATCGACTTTATGGATTATCCAGATGGCGAGCAGAAATACGCGGCGGACATGATCGCTTACCGCAACTTTCCATTCCTGATCGAGATCGGGCGCAAGATGGAGGAGCGGCACGCGAAGGCGATGGAAATTATAAAAGGAAATAGTGGCAGGTAAACACAAACTGTTTACAGTAAAACAATTATGACAAAAGGATACACAAAACTCTTTTCCGATATCGTCACTTCTACCATTTGGCAGGAGCCGAATGATTGCCGCGTCCTATGGATTACCATGTTGGCACTGAAAGATGAGGCGAATATTTGCCGAGCAACCGTTCCAGCACTCGCCAAGATGTGCAATATCACGAATGAGCAGTGCGAGGAGTATCTGCGGAAGTTCCAGGAGCCAGACAGGTATTCACGATCCGTTGAATTCGAAGGCCGTAGGATTGAAGAGGTGGAGGGCGGTTACTTCATTTTGAACGGTCAAAAATACCGCGACATGCTCCGCGGGCAAGAGCGCAGGGATTATATTCGGGAGAAAGTGGCCGCTCACCGGGAACGTTGTAAACAGTCTGTAAACAAAAGTAAACACGGTAATCAATGTAAACCGATATCAGAAGCAGAAGCAGAAGCAAAGGCAGAGGCAGAAGTAAAAGAAGTAAAAGAGGTTGCGGACAAGTCCGCTTTTTCTTTGAATGATTCAAAATCCATTGAGAAACAGAAATCCAAGGGAACAATCCAAGAGCTGAAGATCTACGCCGTCGAAATCAATCTCCCAGAATCTGACGGGGAATTCATGTTTGACCACTGGACATCCAACGGATGGAAAAACGGACCGTCAGCAGTGAAAGACTGGAAAGCTGGATTCAGGAAATGGAAATCACAAGGATGGTTGCCTAGTCAGAAAAAGCCATTTATGGCGGGATCGCAAAGACCGCAAGGACAAACATACAACGGAAAAACACTATGAACGCTCTCGAAGAACCACCAAGCGACATCATCTCAGAGCAAGCATTACTCGCACTAATGCAGTCCACGCCGTCACCAACAATCGACATCTGCGGAAACTGCCTTCACGATTCTGATTTCTACAAGCCGATCCATTCAATTATCTTCAAAATCATGAAGGAACAGCACGCCGCCGGAAAGTCAGTCGATGACGTTTCACTCATGCCTCTGATGATGCGTGAGAGAATCGACGTAGGTGAAGCTTGCTCACTGCTAATCAACAAACCGCCAACAAACACTTTTGGTGATTTCCTCAGAAACGTCCAGAATGCCGCCTGTTTGCGTCGGATTTACATTTCCTGCCACAAGACACTAAAAAGCATTTCAGATCCATTTACGGCGCCATTCCGCGCCATTGGCGACCTAAAGAGCGACTTGGAACTGTGCGAGAGATCAACATCGACGGAAATCGGTAAATCTTTGGGCGAAATGTGGCACGCGATGATTGAACGGATGCAGGGACTAACGGAGCAACTCCCGCCGGTGCCGACAGGGATCCGCCAGATCGATTCAAAGGGGACGCCAAGAAAAGGACAGATGGTTCTCATTGGGGCGCTACGGCACGTTGGCAAGACTGCACTCGCTCGCCAGATTGCGCTCAACTGCGGGCAGCAAAAACTCAAGGTTCTTTGCTTCTTTGCAGAATCCAGCTACGAAGATGAGGCCGCGAACACGATGGCCGTTATGAGCGGGGTGAAGACATCGGATTTCAGCGGCACGCAACAAATCACAGCCGGAATGGTAAGATCTATGAAGGATGTTTTAAACGACAAACCAACCGTCAGAATCGACACGGAGCCAAATCTTAGCGTGGACACGATTTCGCACCGGTGCCGAATCCTAAAGGCAACCAAAGGATTAGATGTTGTTTTCGTGGATTACCTGCAATTCCTCAACACAAGAACGCAGAAGGGCCAGACACGCGAGCAAGCGATTAGTGAAGATGCCAGGGCGCTCAAAGTGCTCGCGAGAGAGCTTGACGTTGTCCTTTACCTGCTTGTGCAACTCAACGATGAGGTGCAACCGCATGAGATTCCAGAATTACGCCACATTCGGGAGTCAAAAGGTCCAGTGAATCACGCAGACATCATTTGGCTTATGTCAGCACCGGACGGAATCGACCACGATCCAACGGCGGAATCAGGCATTCAGCGAAGGCAGCTATGGAATCGCAAATGGCGCGGAGTGGGAGCGTTCTCAGTCCCATTTGAACTCAAATTCAAAGGCTCCACACAACAATTTTTGAACCAATGAACCTATCACAACTCAGAATCAAACTCGGACTATGCGTAAACCATCCCGTGCCGCAATCCAACGAATCTACACGACTATGCCAAGCTTGTCTTGACAAGCGGAGGGCAGAGAGGGAGACGTGGCAACGCAGGCCAGGTCGCAAGAAATGGGCAGCAGTGGACTTTACGCGACCGATCAACGAATTAGCTGTTGAGCTTGAGGTGAATCCTCAGGCGGTCAGGTATCAGAAGAAGAAACTTTTCACGCAAACTAAGTAAAAACACAATGACAAAAGAGATGCAAAACGCAACAGGTGAGGCACGGGCGGACAACGCCACTCCACCTCACCAGAAAAGAAGATAACCACATGGAAACTCCGACCCAAACCGCCCCACCCGTTGACCTCGACCGACTTGTTCGGCTGGTTGTGGAAATGCGGGAAGCACTGGAAGCCAATCGCGTGTTCCACACTCCGCTCGAACTCCGAAAGCACGGAGGGGAGTGGAATGAATACCAGTTGGATGCCGTCCACCGGACTCGGCATGCGCTCGTCAACGCCTCTTATTTCTCTCTGCCGAACGCCGAGGTATCAGACCGCCCATCATGAAAACTCCACCTTCACAACAGACGCTTTCGGGCGGTTCTAATCACCGTCTTGTTCAGCGTCTTCGATTGGCGCTGGCGGACGCGATACGCCGACCCATGGGAGTAATCCCGGATAGCGCGACAGGGCTTGTGACGTGGGAGGAACTTGCCGCCGCTGAAAAACGACGTATGAAGACGACGGAACCGCAACGGAAAAGACTTCGTGAAAAAGCTGAAGCAATGAGAAAGCGCATGGAAGAAAAAGGAGCGGAGATGCTGCCGGATCACATCCAAGCAAAGGCCGACATTGAGACGCTGAACCAGCGACTGATTGATCGACGTGAGGCTTACGAGGATTATATCGCCAAGCAACGGATCATTGGGACGCTGACCGTCGAATGGCGCGGGCAACGCTACTGGTGCCGTGGGTGCTCGCGGATGGGTGACGTCTGGATCACGAAAGATCCAACCGGCGCGACCTACTACGACCACCGCGTCAACGTCGAGGAACTCCCGAAGCTGGTCGTGGACTTCATCGAAGAGCATGGAATGCGCGTCATCACGGAGGAAACGGCATGGGAAATCATCAGCGAGACCTCAGCGGAACAGTCGTGGTGGAAGCTGTTCGAGTGCATCTTTGAGCAGGGCATGAAATACACCATGCTGGAACTCGAAAACCGGGAACTTCTTCGGGAGAACGCTGAGCGCTGGCACCCGCTGGCGGAAAACTCCGACACACCACAAAGATGAAAATGATCCAGAACACTCCGACAACCCGCAGAAAGCGGGTTGTCCAGCCGCGACTTGTTAGCCGTTCGATGCACGCAGGAGACCGCGTGATCTGCATCGACGATGCCGGCTGGCTGATCCCCGATCCAGGGTTCGAACACCTCAGCCCGAAGAAAGGCGAAATCTACACCGTCCGCGAATATGCGAAACTCGGCGGAGTCGGCGCGATCTCACTGATGGAGGGTCACGCCGACAACTTCTACCGGGCGTGCCGCTTCCGCAAAATCTCCGGCTAACGCAAAAACTGAGGGACCGGCAGCTTGAACGTCCCCAAATCTCAACCAACCAATCCAATGTCCAAACCACAAACCAACTCGACCGCTATTGCCGGTTCCTCTCCAGTGCCTTGTTCTCCGTCTTTTTTATGCCGGATGATCGGCCACAGATGGCAGCGAGTCAGTGTGGACCAAAGGCGGATACCGGGATACGAGGTCCAAGAAACATTTGAGGTTCCCTATTGCCGCAGATGCGGCACTCGCAACCCCGGATATTTTCATTCGGAGAACGTCCAAAGTGTGCCACCCGCCGACGATAAAACTCCAACGAAGCCCCAAGATGACTGATACCCTAGAACTTCAAGAAGCCGCAGATGGCGGGTTGCGCACCACTGCCTTGTTCGGCAATGTGACGTTGTTCCCGGAGGATCTCTGCTACTCCGTGCCAAGCTCGGCCTTGCCTGCAAGTGTCTGGATGGCTCTCACCCAAGCATGTGGAGTGAGTCCGCACCCGTCTGTCGATGAGTTGCGGGTGATGGCTGCCCGAAAAGACGTGCTCGCATCGCGGGAGTTCCGATGGCTCGAAATCGGATCACTGCTGGAAGAGTTCGCGAAGATGGGCGGCGTCGAGGTCTCCTTTCTGCCGAACAACGCAATATCCGAAACTCATGAGAATTAGACGCAAGGGGAGGGTTAAAACTTATGGTAGCTGGACGAAAGAAACATCCGCAAAGGCTCATGCCGCCAAGGCGCGAAAGCGAATGGAGAACACTGTGGATTCCGCGCCTCAAAGAGTGCCGGCGGGAGAACTGTTGGGTGCGCTTCAATGGCACGCAGCGGACGGCACAGTGCGGCGCTGGACGATTAAGCAAGGTTCACGCGCCAATAACCTCACCATTTCAGCCTTGGGAAAATCCGTTTCAGGCGGATGGGATAAATTACTTATATCCCTGCGGAGGCGATTGTCGGGCAAAAGATTCATCGGATAGTAACACGCAAAAAAACAAAACAACGAAAACACAATGAGAACAAAATCAATGCAGGTAGTCGTCTTTATCGGCGCAACTTTAATCGCGATAGGGCTTGGAATATCTAAAGACGCAACCGCGGGCCTAATGCTTGGCGGATTCCTTTATATCATGATCGCAGTCGGAATAATCGCCAGCAACATCTAACAAATAAACTACACAGACAATATGGGAAAAATGATCGCACTAAAAATAGACTTGGCAAAAGTGCCAGGCATCACCGTGAAACCAAACTCACAAGGGAAGATATTTCTCGACGTTTCAGATCCGCGAATCTTCAAGGGAAAGAACGGTGCAATCTATCTCGACCTGATCGTATTCGAGAATGACAAACCAGACCAATATGACAACGATTATGCCGTCAAGCCGTCACAATCGAAGGAATCGCGGGATGCCGGCGAGAAAGCGCCTTACATCGGCAACGGGAAGAATCTCGTCGGCAAATCGAATCAGCAGAGATCTGCAGCAGTCACAACTCCTGATCAGTGGGATCAGAACGTGAAGGAGCAAGACGACATTCCATTTTAACCTATGAGCGACATGAAACGACAAGCATACTACCATTTGGATGATGACTTCAATCCAGATAGCATTTACCGCCGCCCCGTCACTGAGACGCAGGACGACGGGTGGATTCCGTGGAATGGCGGGGAATGTCCGATTGATCCTGATTGCCTAGTGTATTACAAAATGAGAAACAACGATTCAGAATGTCGACCAGTTAAAGCTAAATCCTTAAAATGGGATCACGACGAGGCTCCATATGACTTGACGGCTTACCGAATATTCAGACCATCGGCAGCAACCGACAAATCACCAACGCCAAGCCGCTACCAGTGGACCTACAAAGGTGTAAGTTTCGACTATTACCGTTTATGCCAGATCCTCGGACTCAGCAATGATGCCCAAAAGCACGCACTGAAAAAGATCATTCGCGCAGGCCAGAGCGTGAAGTCTGTAACGCAGGACATTGATGAGGCGATTAAATCGCTTCTGAGGTGGAAAGAAATGATTCAGGAGGACAGCCAATGAAAGCGAGAAAACTTACAACACTGGAGCGCAGGGTGATTCTTGCAAATATCACAGACAGGGCTAGGCGATTAGCTTTGGCTAATATTGAAATCGGCAAAGAATGGGACAAGGCTCGTGATGATCTTCTTGATCGCGTGCTCTTGCGCCTTCTACATGATTATAGATTAATTGGCTTTCATCCCATAATGCACCGGGGTTTCTAATATCTACGGTTGTTCTACGAAAGAATACGGCATTAAACTTGGGGTTGCTAATATAATATAAAGGTATAAGCAATAATGAAAATGACTTACCACCTCCAGCACTACCGCCATAAAGCGCTATATCTGCTTTAGTTGTTAAAAACTCTTCTTGTTTTGGTTGGGGCTTAATCATCTTCACGAACCGGTAAATAGAATTTTACCGCACTATTATCTTCAGTTTCTTTATCATCGGGGAGTTGCGCTTCTTTAACACCAATACCCAATGATTTTAAAGATCCCGATACATCCATGCCCTGTGCTTTTAATAACATTACTGCCTGTGGTATATTAATAGATGATTTCTCACCATTTGCAGCTTTGGCTAATTCATTGTTAATCTTTGTCACTATGTTTTTATGGATTTTAAGTGCAGTAATTGACATATCTTTAACTAATCCCATAGCTTCTAATTGCACATCGAAGAGGTTCTTAATTTTTTCTACAACGTAAGGCTTTTGTTCGTGAGAAGTTAGCTGCGATATTTGCTCAATATTCTTTTTTATATCAATAACTTGATTGCGAACTTCTCGATTCCAATTTTCCGACTTTATGCGCGATCTTATAGCTGTATCAGTTATCCCATTTTCACCAGCTATCTGTCGTATAGATTTCTCACCAAATTGATATTCAGTTTTAATTCTGGCCCAATCATCGCTAGACAGCCTCTTCACACCTTTACCCTCACAAATTTACATCCTAATTTTTGCTCAATATATTCTTGTCTTAATTTATCATGTTTACTATTTCGAGCACCATTATGATGCACTTCATCAACTTCATATGCTATATTATTTACGGGGTCATAGCCATCA